CGTCATGCCCTGGAGGCCGGTCACATTTTGGATGGCTCCAGTCTGGGTAGAGGTCAGCGGCGCAACATATGCGTTGGGATCAGAACTATACTTCTGGAATGGCTGGGACGTCGCTTGCGATATCTTGTCCATCGCCGTCGAATAACCAGTCGCGGCAGGAAAAGAAGGATAAGCAACCTGCTGGGATGTCTGCTGAACGCCTTTGCCGCCACCGCACATTTATTTCTCTCCGCCTATGCCAGACTGGCTATTCTTGTTCCACGCGCCAGTATGCGCCCCATAAAGGAAGAAAGCGCCGGCAGGATCACCAAAAACCCTTTTATACATTTCTACTTTGCCCTGCGTCCGCTGATTAGACAAAATGCCAATCAGCAGGGGAAGACCTAATTGATCAGCAACTTTTTTGCTAAATTCGCAGAGCTTNCTGGCACGACCGCCCTTTGCGCTCCTGAACTTTTTGCTGACAAAAACCGTNTTTTCTTCAATGATCTCTTCTTGACTATACCATGTATTGCCAACCCGGAGAAGCACGAAGCCCTCGAGCTGTTCTCCCGTATTNCCTATCACGCCAACAATGCCGTGATCGCCGTGAAGAGCAGCCCAGATTTCTCCAGCAACCATCTCTAATGTCGGCGCAAACAAACCATTTTCCATTGAAACCTGAGACGCAAGACGCATAACGCCGTCAAAGTCTTCAGGCGTAGCAACTCTTACATGGATCTCTTCTGACATGCGATTCCCCTTTAATCGCGCTTCGGACCTGGCAACTTACTAAGCGTTTGGATTGTTTTGGCTCGATAGTCTTGAACAAACTCATCAAGATTCTTGTGCCCTGCGTCGACATCGCTGCCGCCAATTCTGTTAGCAACATTCTCTGGAGTAATCACATACTCGCCGCCAGCCGCAACTATTTCAACCGGCTCGTGCTCGGGGCTGTTTTGTTGGACACCAAAGACGGTATTGGCATATTTGAACCCGGCCATCGTGTTCCCTTCACCCATTGCCGAGATAATGTCGGCGGGGATGACGTAGGAACCTGAAGGAACATTAATTGGAAGATGATCAGTGCGGCCAGCAACATTACTGTGAATAGGACCAACATGAATTTTTTCACTTACGCCGCCTTCCGCGCGAGCTCGCCGGGACTGGCTCAAGGCAGCCGCAATCGCTTGCTGCTGCGGGTGGCCGGCATGCATCATTTCCCTGATGTTTGAGCTAATCGTTTCTTGGCTCTTGCCTTTAAGAAGTGGCATGTTTCACCCTATGAAAGCGAATAGGTTATATTCACAAACTGACTTGCGGCGGGAATAGCCACAAGACCGTAAGTGAAATTGACATTGATCGGATATGTCCCCAGCGTTCCGTTTAAAGAAGATAAAAGTAAATTTCTATCGGTCGTATAATCGTAGATTTTAAAGACAATGCCAGCAATGGTCTGCGCAGCAGTCGTCGCATTGCTATATGAAAATGTATTATTTGTTGTATCAACGGCAGTAACTGTTGCTGTGGTCACGTTATATCCGGCAGGCGTCATGTTATAAATTGCTACTCTATCGTTTATTTTAAATGCGTTAACGCCGGCATAGCCAACGGTCGCAATTGACCCTGTTCCTGTTGCGCTCGTTGTCGCAAACGAAACAGAGTCATAAATAAGCCCTGCCGTGGAGCCGGCAGTCGCTGCTGTCGTGTAAGAGACAAATCTTCCTGAACCTCGAGCAGCAGTTTGAGCTGTTGTTGATGTAATAGATCCAGAAGTTGTGTCACCTGATAAATAAACATAGCTCGTATAAAATGATCCCAAAGATTGGGATAGATTGTTGATGGCGACAACGCCATTTTTCTGTGTCGTGAGAATATCGTCGAGCGTAGCCAATTAGAATTTCCCATCTTGTTCGAAGCGATACCGCATGGCTCCAAGACGCCAGAAAGTCCCCGTTTCATTTAAATCACTTTGTATCTTTATTGACAAAAGACGACCGCGGAAACGAGGAGAGATAAATTCTGTGTCTATTGATATGTTGTAAGGGCCATATGTCCTTGGCGTCTGGCCAGGATAGTCCGTCACATAGAATGTAAGCAATATATGCGCGTTCTGGTTGCCATTATAGAGACCCCATTTCATGTCAGGCCACACCTGATCAACGAACAATTTAAATTCGCCATCAGAGATAACAAAGTAACCAGTCTGGAATGAGCTCTCCATAGCTTGGCCGTCGGCGTCTTGGCCTATTTCATGCTGGTAAATATAATATGTCCCTTGATCGTCGATGCCGGCACCAATTGGAGGACCTAGCACAGATTGATTGATCCAAGCGGTTCTTGAAAGCGTGCCAAAGTCCCACTGACGAAGCGCAATATTATATTTAACGTAGGCGTTTACTTCGCCACCGTTGCTCATTGTTGGATAATACCAAGTAATTTCACTGAAGCGAGAATTAGGCGCAACGCGGATCTTGTCTAAATTACTTGTATCAAGATCCTGGAAAATAACGTCCCATACCGGGCACTGTATAATTTCAACGCCGCTTGCGCCTAGCATGAAGAACTGGCTTTGGCTCATCCAGTAAACAATGCCGTTCATAGAAGCAGCTGCTTTACGTGAAATAAGACCGCAGCCTGTGCCTAATTCGTTGAACTGATAGACGTAAGGAGGGCCAACATATTGCATGGCCCATACAGCTAAATCCGTCCAGACAAGACCTTGTTGCGGACCTTGGATACAGCCAACAACTCGAGACCCGCGTGGCAAGCGATATGATCCGGCCTGATTAGTCGGCAGCGCAATCCATGAATTGTAATCATTAACGTCACACCAGCGAATTAGCAACGGATCTTGAATGCCGGTAAATGTAGAGCCCCACGCAATAATTTGACGCTGAGGCATGGCGACAAACATGCCATCGTTTACAGGCGGAGCTTCGGCAATAATTGAGGCAAGAGATGAGCCTGTATCTGGGCTCCAAATAAATATGCCGTCTCCAACAGGGCATGACAGGAAATCTGAGCCCCAATTGTCTAGCGTCCATTCTGTGACAGTAATCGGCGCGCCAGCCGTTGTAAGATTGGTAACAATACCGGCGACTGTCTGAGATCCGGTTGTTGTTCCTGCAAACGTAATTTGATTGGTTGCTGGTATTGAGGTGACTGTATAAAGACCGTTGTATCCTGTTGGCGTTACGCCGTTTATTAAAACTTGATCGCCAACATTAAATAAATTTGTTGAATTATATGTAATTGTAACGACAGAACCCGTTCCAGACGTTGCTGTTGTCGCTGCAGACGGACTTGGAGGAATAACGCCATTACCAAAACCGCCAACGCCATAACCGCCAACGCCAAATCCTGTTCCCGTCGGAAGAGGAGCAGGTGAACGATAAACAATAATGTCAGCAAATCCTGCATTGGAAAGAGCGTATGTGACAAGCAGCGTGCAAGATTGCAGACCTGAAGAAACAACAGTTGTTGTTGCGTTTAAATACTTTATTTCTGTGTATGTTGATGTCGTTGAAACGTCTACAACGCGTGCATTGGTTGCATTGTATCCAGCCGTTGGGCAGTTTTCGATCGTTATAGAATCGCCTCTTGTTACGCCATATCCCAAGGGGATGCGAACAGATGCTACTGTTCCAGTTCCTGCGAAATATATTGGCGTTACTCTTGTCGCCGTATTATCAGCGCCAATGCTAAATTGCGTTGTTGTGTTAGCCCCGTTTTCGTCACCAACATTTAAAACGGTATAGTTGCCAAGCAAGCGAACCGTCCCGGCGTCAACGGCATCAATTACTGGAAATATATCTCCAGCCTGATAATTATGATTGGGGAAATATACATAAACTATCGATTGTTCATTCGTAAATCTGAACACAGGCATATCGCCCAAGCCAGGATTTACTGACGCTGAATTAGTAACAGCTGGCTGAGGATCGCCTAAAGCATCTCGAGCTGTGATTTGAAAGTTATTTATGCTGACATATTGTGTTCTATACAAACCAAATAAAACAATGCCACCAACGCTTATTGGCGTCTTAATATAAATTGAACTGTAGCTATTGAGATTAGAGCCTGGGATATAAACATCTACCGTTGCAGATCCAGCTCTTGTAACAAATCCATTGCCATAGCCTACGCTTCCGCCCGTAGCCGTAGCAGCCGCAAGGGTGGAGATCGTAAATTCAAACTGATTATAGGCAGGAACAGCCGTTACAACGAATGATCCGTTGTAATAAGAATCTGACATGCCGGTAATATAAACGTAGTCGCCTATCTCAAAAAAATGGTAACCCGTAATCGTTATTGTCGCCGTTGACCCAGAAGCAGCTCCGGTGCAGGCAAAGAAAAACGGCGTATAAATACTTGCAGACTGCGTATAAATGCCAAGATCAAGCTCGGTAATGGTTGGCGTTAGAACCTCTCTCTGGCCGTTTGAAATAACAGAGAGACCAGCGCCGTTATTTGCATCGCCTTCTGCGCCAACGCCAAGATATGTCGTCGCGTTTGTATCTTCCCAGGCCCATAAAGCCCTGACGACAGTTGGCAGAGAAGCATTAAAATATTTGACCCATCCGCCTAGCTTTTGAACAAGAGCAATATTCTGCTTATCAGGAATAAAACGTATAAGATTGCTTTCAGATATCGCAGCTTCGTTTAATGCAAGCGTGCGATTCTGATCTACGCCAGGAATAAGCTTGAGCGTTGAATGCGGCATCTATATCACCGTGTCGGCGTAGCAGTTGTAGACGTGCTTTGCGATGACCACGCAGCCGCCTCGAACTTCTTGCGGTTTTCTTCGGACGCCGCACTCTTCAGTAGCGTTTGATATTGCGTCTCATACGTGATTGGCATTTGCGGATCATTGCCTTGCGCGCTCGAGAAGTTGCGCTGATAAGCAGCAATATAGATCATGCTTGCCAATATCATTAATTCAGGCAGGTAAAGACTGATAAATGTTGTCGTCGTCGTGCTTGCAAAATTAGGATATGCAGCGCCTGTATTTGATAAATAGCTAGACAAAAATGTCGCATCAGACGCGCCAGGACCAAGGCTTTGCGGGCGATATGTGCCAACCAATTCGACAGTGTAATTTTGATCAGGGAAAGGCCCGACGTAAAAAGTATAATCATCGAACGGGCAAAAGTATTTTGGCATCGCCGTGTAGGTGTAATCACCATAAACGGCGTCTAGAAATTCTTTTGTCGTCGGCAAAAGAGGATATCGTATTGCCGCGTTAGGGTCAGATACGCCGATCGGCGTTAAGATGTTAATCTGCTCAGGCACAACAAACGTGCCGGCTGGGACAGCTAATTGCCGATTGCCTGTGGTGAGCGTGTAGGACGTGGTCGAGATTGACGTGAATAGAAAGTCTAGGTCTCGATAGATTCTATTCTCGGCATAGGTAATCATCGCCGGGAGGATGGTTAAAAAATTAGGGTCAGTCGTATCGACGACTGCCATCGTGGCAATTTGTTTAAGATAATTTGCGCCCGTAGCCGGCGTGCCGTTAAAGCTAAGACCTGTCGTCATCTAGAACCCCATAATTTAGGGCAGTTTACCATAAGACAGGGTCCGAAAGCTACTTGCGTCCCCATCCGCATAGCTCCTTTCCGATCCGGTTGTGCTCTTTGGCTTCCCAAATCGTTGGGTCTGTGTCTCTTGAGCTCCAGTAAATGGGCTTTGCTGTTGCGCAAAATGTTGCCTGCTGACTAATCGGGGCGCTTGAATCCATCGTCGTCGCGCACCCCGCCAGGATTAAGCTGACGCTCGCGCTCAACAGCAAGACGGGCTTCAAGGGCTTTATGTGCCGCATCTATCTGTGCCTTTAGGTCTGCCACCTGCTGCTGCGTCTTACCCGCATCAACAAGGTCCTTGGCGTAAAGCCAATCAAACATCTTACCAGCAGCCGCAAATAGGCTGCCAATAATTGTCAGGATGGCGTAGATCATTTGCCGGTGACGTTAAAGTCTTTAGCGGCAACAAGACCAATGCCGATCAGCGCATTCTGAAGGGCTGGCCAATCAAGCGTCTTGGTTTGCCAAGCTTGAATACCAACAGTGATAAGTGTGAGAATGCCAGGAATAGTTGTCAGAAGATTTTTGAAAATACCCATTTGATTCCCCTATTTCGTTAAAGCCAAAATTTGATTCTTTACATCAGCGATTCNCGCNGACCAGCCTTTGCCAAAGGTGCTCCAAATGGACAGGCTTTGCATAAACGCTAGGCGCTTATTGGTCACAGCCATTGCGACGTAGGTTTTCGTGGCTTGTATTGTTGCAGGCCCTATCTGGCCATCCTGCGTAACGCCAACAACTGCTTGCAGATATTTGGCCGCTCTTGATACGCCGCTGTTTACTGCAAAATCGAACACAGCAAAATCAACGCCAGAGGGCAAATCATCTCCAGAAATAGCATCCCAGTATTGCTGTTTATAAATTGCTGCCACAGCTGCATCGCTGATATTGCGAACGCTTTGGGTTGGGAGACCGTTTTTCT